GAACTTGATTTACAAGCAAGAGAAAACGCTAGAAAAGAAAAAGAAGGCGAAGAAAGGCTAAATTTAGACAAAATGAGAGCTATGATGAACGATCAAAACCAAGATGACAAGTTAAAACAAAACGAAGAGCTTGCAAAAATGAGAGCAGACACTTCAATACAAAAAACTATACTAAGTAAGACGATACCACCTGCAAAAGGAATGCCAGATGCTATCTCAATAGTTAGAAAAGGAGAATAATATGTGGTTACAAGCAATTAAATTAGCCGTCTCTGCTGGAAGTAAAATTTATGCTAACAAGCAGAAAACTAAGATGGCAATGTCAGAGGCACAGCTTATGCATGCAACTAAGATGGCTCAAGGCGAGGAAGCTTACCAAGGTAAATTATTGGAAGCTAGACAATCAGACTGGAAAGACGAGGCAGTTTTAATAATTTTAAGTTTGCCCGTACTGGTGTTAGCCTGGGCAGTTATATCGGACGATCCATCTGCGATGGACAAAGTAAAATTGTTTTTTGAGATGTTCTCGCAGCTCCCGTCATGGTTCACAAACCTGTGGATCCTTGTGGTTGCGAGCATATATGGTATAAAGGGAACGCAAATTTTTAGAAACGGAGGAAATAAAAATGGCAAATAGACTATACAACAAACAAGTATCACCTAAAGGTTACAAAATGGGTGGACGTGTTAAAAAAATGGGTGGCGGAATGATGAAGAGAAAACCTATGATGAAAGGATCTAAACCTGATTTTCTAGATTTAGACAAAGACAACAACAAGACTGAATCTATGAAGTCTGCAGCTGCTTCAGCTAAAAAAATGATGAAGGGTGGCAGAGTTAAGAAAATGGGTGGCGGCTCTATGATGAAAAAAAGAGAAGCTATGAAAAAAGGATCTATTCCACCACAACTTAGAAAATTCGTTATGGCTAAAAAGAAAAAAGCCAAAATGAAAAAAGCAAAAGCATAATGGCTGGAAAAGGTCTGTATGCAAACATCCACGCTAAAAGAAAGCGTGGAGGTAAAATGCGAAAAAAAGGTGCTAAAGGTGCACCGACTGCAGCAAACTTTAGAAGAGCTGCACAAACAGCGAGGAAAAGATAATGACTAAACTATGTCCAAGAGGTAAAGCCGCAGCGAAGCGTAAGTTTAAGGTATATCCCAGTGCATACGCGAACGCATACGCTTCTAAAATTTGTGCTGGTAAGATTAAAGATCCATCTGGTGTAAAAAGAAAAGATTTTAGAGGTCCTAAAAAAGCTGAAGGTGGTAGAATCTACAAAGCTGGTGGTGGTCTTACTGAAGCTACACAAAGACTAAGACGACAAGGTCTAGGTATGGGTGGTAAAGCTTGCATACAAATAAAAGGATTTGGTAAAGCACGAAGACCAAATAAATAACATGGCAAAGAACGGTTTAAAAAAATGGTTCGCACAAAAATGGGTAGATATTGGGAGCAAGCGAAAGGATGGTTCTTTCGCGAAGTGTGGTCGTTCAAAACAAAAGAAGGACGCCAAACGAAAGTATCCCAAGTGTGTCCCACTTGCGAAAGCAAGAAGAATGTCAGAAGGCCAAAGAAGATCTGCCGTTGCAAGGAAACGGGCAGCTGCCAATGTGGGACCAAAACCAACTAACGTTAAAACATTTGCAAAAAGAAAAAAAGCAGCTGAAGGTTATGCTGCTGGTTATACTGGTAAAAGTATAAAAGGTAATTACGGAGGAGTTGAATTATCTAATCCATCATATATTAAATATTATGGACCAAAGTTCATGCCATGAGAAGTTATTATTCAAAAGGCACAATGCCTCCTAGAAACAAAAAGAATTTCAGATCTACAAAATCTGGAGCAGGTATGACACGAGCCGGTGTCAAGGCCTATAGAAGACTAAATCCCGGTTCAAAACTAAAAACAGCGGTCACTGGCAAAGTCAAACCAGGATCTAAAGCTGCTAAACGACGTAAATCATTCTGTGCAAGAAGCGCAGGTCAAATGAAAAAGTTTCCAAAAGCTGCAAAAGATCCTAATTCAAGACTAAGACAGGCTCGCAGAAGATGGAAATGTTAAATGAAAAAACAAAAAGCTAAAATAAAAAAAGTTATGAAAGCTCTAAAGAAAGCCTCTAAAGCACATGCTGGTCAGGCAAAAACTTTGAAAGGAGTTCTGCGTGGCGGATCCAAAAAAAGGAACGGGTAAACACCCTGGTAAAAAATATGGTAGGAGACTTTATACAGATGAAAACCCTCGTGACACTGTTAAAATTAAATTCGCAACGCCGACGGATGCGAGAAAGACAGTGGCGAAAGTTAAAAAAATCTCTAAACCGTTTGCTAGAAAAATTCAAATTTTAACTGTTGGAGAACAGCGTGCCAAAGTTATGAATAAAAACCAAGTCGCTGCTATATTTAAAAAAGGAAAGGAAGCAATAAGAAAAAATGAAAAAGGCAATACTACAAGCACTAGAAAAAAAGTATGAGGCACAAATAGCCGAAGCTGATGCTACTATAAGAATCTATTTAGAAAATTCTGTAGGCATAGGAGAACATCCACAGCATATTGAAGAATGTGATAAACTAATAGGTAAGATAGCAGAAGCAGAAGATAAACTTCAAACATTGAAGGAGTTTGAATAATGGAAGATGGATTAGTTATAATATCTAAGTTACAAAAACTTATGAGAAATAATTTACAGATAATTGGAGACACCATGATTACAGGTGGGGTTGACAATATGGAAAAATACAAGTATTTATTAGGACAAGCTAATACGTATCAAATTATGCTACAGGAAATCTCTAACCTGCTAGATAGTAAGGAGCAAAAAAATGAAAAAGGAACAGTCATCGACCTCAACAGAGGAACCAAAAGTTAAACTTGCATTGCAAGAAAAATATAACGAAGAAGACAAAAAAGAAAATCAAAAACAAGAAAATTTAATAGATAAAGAATCTTCAAAACTACCAAAACCAACAGGTTGGAGAATATTAGTTTTACCTTTTAAAATGAAAGAGAAAACTAAAGGTGGCATAATTATGTCAGAAACAACCATTGAAAGACAACAAGTTGCCTCTCAATGTGGTTTAGTAATATCCATGGGTGATCAATGTTATGACAAAGAGAGATACCCAGAGGGCCCATGGTGTAAAAAAGGCCAATGGGTTGTTTTTGCAAGATACGCTGGATCTAGAATCCAGATCGATGGAGGGGAAGTAAGACTGCTAAATGATGATGAAATATTAGCAACCATCGAAAACCCTGAAGACATATTTCATCAATATTAAACATAGAAGGAGAAACTATGCCAGAAGAAGAAAATAAAAAAAAGGAACCAATGGTCGATATAGATACTTCAGGTCCTGAAGTAGAAATCGATCTTGAAAAAGATAAGAAAGAAGATAAGTCGTTTGAAAACGAAAGAGAAACGAAATTAGAAACTCAAGAACCAAAGGAAGAAATCAAAGTCGAAGAGATTAAAGAAGAAACAAAAAAAGAAGAAACAGAAGAAAAGAAAAAAGAATTAGACGATTACAGTGAAGGTGTTCAAAAAAGAATTGCTAAGCTAACTAAAAAATGGCGTGAAGCAGAAAGACAAAAAGAAGCTGCTTTACAATACGCTAAACAAGTTATGGCTGATCAACAAGGTTTGAAGACTAAACTAAAAACAATAGAACCTAACTATGTAAATGCAATGGAAGGTAGAGTTACTTCTGGTTTGCAAGCTGCTCAATCCGCTCTAGCTAGAGCCAGAGAAGCAGGAGATATTGCAGCAGAAGTTGAAGCTCAAAAAGCTATTGCAAGATTAGGTGTTGAAGAGGCTAGAGTTGCTAACTTAAAAAAGGCATCTGAAAATAAAGCACCAGAACCTAGAGATAGAACTTTAGAAGAGGTTATAGCCCCTCAAACACAGCCGTCAGATCCAAAGGCAGAGGCATGGGCTGAGAAAAACCCTTGGTTTGGAACAGACAATGCAATGACTTACACTGCGTTTGATTTACATAAAAAGTTAACAGAGGAGGAGGGTTTTGATGCACAATCAGATGAATATTATGCTGAAATAGATAAACGTATCAGGCTTGACTTCCCGCATAAATTTGGTAAAACTGAAGCAACGGTTACGACTAAACCTACACAAACAGTCGCTAGTGCGAAGCGAAGTGTTAATCCTAGTCGCAAAACTGTGAGACTCACGCCCTCTCAGGTAACAATCGCTAAAAAATTAGGTGTGCCACTAGAAGAATATGCGAAACAATTAAACATCACGAAGGAGATATAGGCATATGAAAAATAAAAAAATAGACTCTCGTGCGAGCCAAACCAAAGTTCAAGAACAGAAAAAAGTTTGGACTCCACCATCATCTTTAGATGCACCACCTGCACCAGATGGATTTAAACATAGGTGGATAAGAGCTGAATCGATGGGTTATGATGATTCATCAAACATGTCAGCTAAGTTAAGATCAGGATTTGAATTAGTGAGAGCTGATGAATATTCTGAAGTAGACTATCCACAAGTTCAAGATGGTAAATACAAGGGGGTGATCGGAGTTGGCGGCCTTTTGCTGGCAAGGATACCGGAAGAGATCGTTGAAGCGCGCAAAGAGTATTTTGCTCAACAAACTCAAGATCGAAACGACGCGATAGAAAATGATTTAATGAAGGAACAGCATCCAAGTATGCCGATCAATAGTGATCGACAGACTCGTGTAACCTTCGGTGGTACAAAGAAAAGTTAATTTTTTAACGATTCCTACCCAACGAATTAAATTAAACCGTACTGGAGGCCCCTCGGGGCAGGTACATAAGGAGAAAAACTATGGCTAATAAAGACGCGGCGTTTGGTTTCAAACCTACAAGACATCTTACAGGTGGAAAAATCAGAACCGAAGAATACGCTATAGCGGCAAACCACGGGACATCAATTTTCAATGGTCAAGTGGTTGAAGCAGTAGCGGGTGGCGGTATAGAACAAGCAGCAGCTGGAGACACTCAACAAATCGGTGTATTCGGTGGTTGTTTCTTTACTGATCCATCAACAAGTAAACCGACATTTAAAGCTTTTTATCCTGCAAGCACAAATGCTTCAGATATTGTAGCTTCAGTGTTCGTGGATCCTTATATCGTGTACGAAGCACAACATGATGAAACTGGAACAGCGGCAATGAACAACTCAGCTTTTGATTTTACTGGAACGAGTGGAAGCACTCTTTCTGGACAGTCAACTTCAGAGATTGACACGTCGACTTCTGGTACATCAGGTGGTTTCAAACAAATCGGTATATCAAAAGATCCGGAAAATAGTGATACAAGTTCAGCAAATGCGAATGCATACGTTGTATTCAACACAGGTGAGCATGTATTTAAATTAACAACAGGCGTATAATAGTATAGGAGAATAATTATGGCTATATCACGATCACAACTAGTTAAAGAACTAGAGCCAGGATTGAATGCACTATTCGGCCTGGAATATAAAAACTACGCAGATGAGCACACTCAGATTTACGACATCGAAAATTCTGATAGAGCTTTTGAAGAAGAAGTGATGTTATCTGGTTTCGCTAATGCTTCAGTAAAACCTGAAGGATCTAGTGTTAACTTCGATACAGCACAAGAAACTTTCACTGCTAGATACACTCACGAGACACTTGCTTTAGCGTTCGTAATCACTGAAGAAGCGATTGAGGACAATTTGTATGACAGACTTGCGTCTAGATATACAAAAGCATTAGCTAGATCTATGGCAAATGCAAAACAAGTTAAAGCAGCTAACGTATTAAACAATGCGTTCAGTTCGTCTTTCACAGGTGGTGATGGTAAGGAGCTTTGTGCTACTGACCACCCAATCGTTGCTGGAACATTCAGAAATGAATTGTCAACTGCAGCTGACTTAAACGAAACTTCGTTAGAGCAGTCGTTAATTGACATAGCAGCACTTGTGGACGAAAGAGGTCTAAAAATTGCAGCAAGAGGAACTAAATTAATAATTCCTTCAGCGCTACAATTTACTGCTGAGAGACTTATGAAGTCTCAAGGTAGAACTGGAACTGCAGATAATGATATCAATGCAATTGGTAACATGGGAATGATCCCACAAGGTTATGTAGTTAACCACTACTTAACTGATACTGATGCGTTTTTCATTAAGACTGATGTACCTAATGGACTAAAAATGTTCGTTAGAGCACCAATCAAAACTGCAATGGAT